TGTTGGCCTCGAAGATCTGAATCTGCGCCAGCGGCTTGACCAGCACGAAGTTCACAAACCCACCCGCACCACCCAAGAAGGTGACGCTTTCAATCGACCGGATGCCCTTGTCGCCATCGGCCATGGGCGCGAACGGGCTCACCGCCGTGCTTACGATGCTGTTGCTGCCTGTGTTGCCGATCAGGCCAATGTTGCCCGATGCAGTGACCCCGAAGGTCACTATGCGACCCGCCACACCATTGCTGTTGGTGTAGTTGACCGTGCACTGCACCGAGTTTGCAGTCGGCGTTGCAATCACACACATCAACCTCACGCCATGGCCGTCTATGTATCTGGGCAGCGTGAGCGCGTTGTCCATCGCCTGCGGGTCGGCATCGTCGCCGTCAACCAGCGGGTAGAACATGAGGTAGTCGCACAGCATGAAGTGCGCCGGAACCCCAGCGCCCGCTGTGCCGATCGACATGGCGTGCAGGTACTTGGTCAGCCCGACTGGCGGCGTCGGCCCGGCGTAGATGCCCCGATTGCCCTCGCCGTAGACAGGTGTGGCCTGGAACTGTGAGCCGACGTAAGCCTGGTAGACCGGGATGCCCGACCCCACCGAGGTGTCCACCCAGCGCCCGCCGACGTTGGGGCCTGTGGTCTTGTAGAAGAATGACTGCCAGGTGTTGCTGCCATCCGCAGCATCGCCCAGCACGCGAACGCTATTCAGCGACATCGGGTGTCACCTCTACATGCCAATCCACCGCGCCATCTGGGTGCTCCGGGCACTGTTGCACCTCGTTGTCCACAAGCTCAAGGTCTCGCAGACAGTGGGCGCAAAAGTACCGCAGGCTCACATCAGTCCACGGTGGCGGTCATCGCGCCGGCCGCAAACTGCGGCTGGATGCCGTTGCTGATGGACAGGCTGGCGTTGAGCGCACCCTTGAGCAGCAGGTTGCCGGTGCCCGTGCTGTCCGTACCGATGCCGAAGTGCGTGGCCGTGGCGGTGCCGCCTGTGCACTGGCCGAACTGCACCAGCGCGGTGTTGCTGATGGTGCTGACCGTGCGCGTCCAGCCGCCTGCGGTGCGTGCCACCGCCACACGGGCGTAGCCGGTGTAGCTGATCTCGCTGGTGCTCTGGCTGCCTGCCTCGCCGGGATCTGCGCTGTGCAGGCTGATGTGAAACGAGCCCGCGGCGGCGCTGTTCTGCAGGCCGGCAGCGTCCCCGATGTTGGCCCAGTCAGTGTTCAAGAACAGCAGATCAAGCAGCGCCTGCTCGGCGGCGTTGGTCATGGACATGGTGGTTTCTCCTTAGGCGATGCCTTGGGCACGGCCGTCAGGGCCGCGGATGATGGTTCTAGGGGCGCGCATCTGCGCCAGCGCCTCGGTGAAGCCCTGCATGGCCATGGCCAGCGCGGCATTCGGGCTGGGCTCTTCCACGCCCCCCTCAGCCACCTGCTCGGCCGGCGTCTGAACTTCCGGGCCCTGCTTGGCCTGGTGCGCTATCTGCGCCACCAGCACCTTGGTCTCGGCCTCCAGCGTGGCACGCCAGCGCTCCATCTCCAGCTTCTCGCGCTCCAGCACAGCCTTGTTGTCGGCCTCCAACTGCTTGAGCTGCGCCTCCATCTCCAGGCGGGCCTGCTCGCGCACGGCGTCGCGCTCGTCGTTGGCCTGCTGCACCTGCAGCTCGGCTTGCTTTTGCGCCTGGGTGGCCTGGGCCTCCATCTGGATGCGCTGCATCTCCATCTGGGTCTGCGCCTGGAACTTCTGCGCGTCGGCCTGCTGGCGCATTTGCTCGAGCTGCATCGCGGCCTGGGCCTTGATCTGCTCAGGCGCGGGCGGCTGCGGCCGGGGCGGGGCCTTGGCGGGGTCTGAGAAGAACTTCTCGGCGGTCTTGAAGCCCAGCGCCTTCACCAGCTCCTGCTGGCTCTGGTAGACGTTCTCGGGCGTGGCGGTGCCCACTTGCAGGCCGAACTGCTGCTGCTGCAGCAAGGCCATCAGGTGCGCCACCTGTTGGTCCTTGTTGCCCGTCCCAAGACCGACATTGATCGAGACGTCGAACTGGTGGCGCCACTCGCGCGGGTCGATGTTGACCCACTGGCCGCGCAGGCGGATGACGTCTGCCTTGGTGCTGTACTGGCTCACCAGCTTGAGCATCATGCGGAACAGGTCGCGGAAGCCCTCGGCAAAGTTCCGGGCGATCAGGTCCAGCCGCATGTCCGCGCGGTTGGTGACGATGTTCACGCCCGTGGCCGTCTGGTTCAGCGAGTCGCCGTCCGCCCCTTGGTTGTACCTGGTCCAGCCCGTGGAGTCCTCCAAGAAGCCCTGCATGGTCTCCATCATGGACATGCCGAGCTGAGAGTCGCCCATGCCCTGGTCCAGCCGCCCCGCTGCGCCGGGTTGCTTCACGCGCACCACGCCACCAGGCCGGGAGGCCAGCAGGTCGTCCAGGTTGACCTGGCCATCCACCGCGAAGTACCGGCCGTTGATCGACAGGTACATGTTGTCCAGCATCCCGCGCAGGATGTTGGTCTTGATCTTCTGCGCCTCCAGGGCGAGATCGGCCACGCTCAGGCCGAAGAACTTGTGCGGCATCGGCACCGGGGTGATGCTCACAAACGGCGCGCAGTCCACGATCTCGTTGTCCAGGATCTGGTTGCCTGCGCGCGTCACCTTGCGCAGCTCGCTGATGCCGTCGCCGTCGTAGTCGCAGCGCACGTAGCACTCGGTCACCCAGATGATGCGCTGGGAGTCGTCGGGCGTGCTGATGGTGTCGGCCTGCAGGTAGGCCAGCTCGTCGTCGTAGCCCAGGCGCTCGATGCGCTCCATGTTCAGCGCGGTGGACTGGTCGTCGCCGCTGATCTGGTCCACGTTCTTGTAGCCCATGGAGATCAGGTCGCTCTGCGTGCGGGCCACGCGGTGCGCCACAAAGCTGGCGTCCTCGATCGTCTTGGCCTTGCGCGAGATCAGGAACTCCTCGGGCGGCACGTTCTCCACCCGCACGCAGCCCTGGATCTTGGTGCGCTTGCACACCACGTCGTAGGCCAGCACCGGCGGGGCGGCCTGGATCTGCGCCATCTGCTGCTGCAGCTGCATCACCGCCTGCTGCGCCTGCGGGTCGCCCGCCTGGGCGGCTTGGCCGGCCTGCTGGAGCTGCTGCTGGAGCTGCTGCAGGGCCTGCTCGCGCTGCTTGGCGTCTTGCTCGTCGGGGTAGCTCTTCTGCTCGATGACCTCGACCTCGTCATCGTCCATCAGCTCCGCCAGCTCCACCTGGTTGAGGTTGCGGTACTCCTCGCGCTTTTCCTCGCGGCGGTCATCCCACCAGACCTTGACGATGCCGTTTTTGCTCAGCAGCGCGTCCTTCATCCAGTTGTAGGTGATGAGCTCGCCGTTGTTCCTGACGTGGAAGCAGTGGTTCAGGTAGTCCGTGCACTGCTCGGCCTTGGCCTCGTCGCCCGGCTTGGTCGGCTCAAACTCCACCACGCGCTCGCTGCCCGCAAACTTCACCATGAGCTGCGGCAGCATGCTCTCGATGGTGTTGCGCACGTCCGGGCTCACCACGGACGAGCGGCCTTCGATCTCCGGCGGCGTCAGGTCCAGCGTGGGCTTGGCCAGGTAGTAGCTCATCGCCTTCTGGCGCTGGGCGGCCAGCTTGCCGCTGAACCAGCCCACCGCCTGGCGCATCTCCTGGTCGGTGATCGACCGGAGCTCATCGTCAGACATGCGTGCCATAAAGGTCTCAGGCCACGTTGAAGCGTGGGTAGTTGATGGTGCCGCCCCAGGTGTCGTTGGTCATCTGACCCTCGCACATGGCCAGGTATCGGAAGGCGTCGGCCCCGTGGGAGGCGTCGTCGTGCACGGGCTGGGTGTACGCGCCCGTGGTGGCGTTGACGCCGTACTTGTAGTTCTGCAAGCAGTCGATGAGCTTGTCGCCGCGGGCCTCATCGATGTAGACGCGCGGGAACACCATGCGCGCCAGCTTGATGCCCTCATCCACATCCGTGCGCGGCAGCACCACCACCTGGCGGCCCATGCCGGCCATGACCTCCTGCGTGCTCTTGCCTGTCAGGAAGTGCTTGGAGGCGCCGTCGTGCGGGATGAAGTCCGTGCCGTAGTTGTACGGCTTGTCTTTGAGCTGGCGCACGTAGTAGTCCAGCGGCTTGCGGTTGTCTTGCAGGTAGTCGATCAACCGCAGCGCCCCGTCTCGGCCGCGCTGCACGAAGATCACGCTCATGAAGTCCGCGAACCCGAGATCCCACACCGTGTGGACCTTCAGCTCCGGGTCATGCGGCACCGGGCGGATGCGGGCGTCGTCGCGTAAGGCCCGCATCTCGTCCTTGTAGACCGCGCTCGGCACGTCAAAGACGTCCCAGCGGCCCTCCAGCAGCATCTGCCGCTCGGCCTCGGGCAGCTGCAGCAGCCGCTCGCGGTAACCCGTGCCGGCCAGGTGCACGTTGTCGCTCAGGAAGCTGGGAACGAAGCTGCGCACGAACTTTGCGCCCTCCACCAGCAGCTCCACCCGCGAGGCCTGGCCTCCCTTGGTGATGCCAAAGCGCCGCATGATCCACTTCGGACCCGGGTTGCAACTGGCGCGCATGTAGCAGCGCAGGCCCTTGTCGGGGCTGCGCAGGCGGCTGGTTAGGTACTCGTAGACGTAACTGGTGGCGAAGTGCCCCAGCTCGTCAATGCCGATCCACTGGAACTCTTGGCCCTGGTACTGCAGCACGTCGGGGTCGCGCTCGCAGTAGCCGAAGATGATCTTCGCACCCGAGGGGAACTGCCACTCCCGGGCGGCCTCCTTGTACTCGGCGCCCTCGATGATGCGCGGGTACAGCGCGCGCGTGCGGTCCACGATCTCGCGCAACTGCGGGAAGGTCTTGCGCAGCAGCAGAGCCCGGTACTTCGGGTTGTCGAAGCCGCGCTGCGGGTAGCCCAGCGCGTCCATGATGAGCGCATCAGACTTTCCCCCACCCGCCGCGCCACCGAACAGCACCTCATCATCGGGGCAGCTCAGGAAGTCGGCCTGCTTGGCGGTGGGCGACCACAGCCGCTCAGTGGTCACGTTTGAGCGGCAGCTCCACAAAGCCGCGGTGCGAGTGGTTGATGTCGCCCGCCACTGTCATGGCCGACAGCTTGGCGTGCACGTAAGGCGCTGCTGCCGTGGCTGCAGTCATCCGGTCCCGGGGCTCCTGCGCGGCGTCACGCATGATGCTCAGCAAGTACTCCAGCGGCGTGATCCCAGTGGCCTCGGCCTGCGCCTGGGCTTCAGCGGTGCGCTTGTTGGGTAGGCCCTTCTTGCGGCCGGCACCCGGGCGTGCACCGCCACGGCTTTGATTGTTTGAAAGTTTTTCAATCATGGATGCCTTTCGGCTTGTCCAAGGGTGCTCTCGCCCGCCGCTATCCGCCGGGAGACGAGCGGGGCAAGTCCCGCGTCGAGAGCTGCGGCTCATTTGCCGGTGACGCCGCTTGCCGTGCTTGGCAACTGCAGGCCAAAACGAAAAAGCCCGCCGACATCGCTGCCGCGGGCTTCACAAATTGCAGAGACACCTCTGCGGGACGAATTTCAGCACAGCTTGAAAAAGCGTTCAAGGCTTTAGACGCGCTCCACAAACATCTGCACCGCGTCCGCCACCAGCTCGGCGCGCTCGTCTTCGTTCTCGGGCAGCCGGGCGCTGCGCCACACACTCACCCCTGTGGCCCGGTTGCGCGCCACCAAGTACAGCGCGGTGCGGTACGGGTCGGGGATGCTGGCCACCACCTGGCCGATGTGGCGGATGAGCAGGCCGCGCTCGTCGGTGTCCAGCGCGCCGTTGGCGTCGTCGTACTGCCTGGAGGCACGCCAGCCGCGTGTGGACGGGCACTCCATGGGGTAGCCCTCCACGGGGCTCCAGCCGCGCTCAGCGCGCCACCACAGCACCAGCAGCTCCAGCGGGTCTATGTCAGCTGAACTTCGACCCATCCACCCACCTCGCCAGATTTGGTGATCTGCAGCGACCACTTCGAGTCGTCCACTTTCCATACGTCGGCCAGTCCGTCTAAGCCGGCCTTGATGGAGGCCAGCAGGTTGTCGAGATCGCGGTGCCGCCGGTCGGGGGGCACAAAAGTGATGTGCAGGCTCAAGACCTCAACCGGCAGCCGCTTGGCGCCCTGGCGCTTGGCTTCCCAGGCCCAGGACTCCCGCAGTTGCGCCTTGGCGCGGTACTTCTCCGCCCAGTGCCCGCGGAAGTTGGGGCTGAGCGCCGGCATCACCGGCCAGGGCAGTTTCAGCACCTCGCTCACTGGCACCCCTTGCACACGTACTGCTTCACGCCCTGCACGCGCTTGAGCTTGCGGCCCAGCGTGATGCGCGACTGGCGGCAGGCGGCGCAGATGAAGTTGCTGTGCAGGCCGATGCCGCGCTCGCGGGCGTACTGGTGGCCTACTCTTTGGCTCGTGTCACTGCTGCTCGGTGTTGTGCCCACAGGTTCCTCATGGTCTGTTTGAGTTGTTCGACGTGCGCCTTGCCGCGGCGCTTTTCCAGGCTCTGCAGCCAAGCCCGGCGCTCGTCCAGGCTGCCCAGCTTGAGGATCCAGCGCGCTTCGCATTCATGCCGCCAGGCCTCGCTGTAGCTGCTGACCTCGGTGCCGTCATGCAGCGCGGGCACAGCGAGCGGCGTAGTGCCAGATGCTCGAGACCTGCTCGATGCTCACCGGCGCCACGCGCGGCGGGGTCTTGGGCTCGGCAAAAGGCTTGTCGGTCTTCCAGCGCGCAAAGCGGCCCGAGCTGGTGGCCCACGCCACCCCAGCGTGGCGCAGCGCCATCAGGTGCACCCCGGCGGTGTTACCGCTGATGCCAAACTGCTTGGCCACCTGCGCGTTGCTCACGGGCTGGTGCGTGCGGATGTAGGCCAGGATGGCCTGCTGGCGGGCAGTGAGCTTGTCGGTCAATGGG